GACACTACTTCGATTAAAGTGATATTCTTACCTGCATTACCGTCAGTACAATCGCTAAGGCATTGACAAACGCCATCATTCAGCCAATAATGTATCATTACCATTCCTCCATTTTCGTTAGCGTATTGAGTTCTTACACTTGGTCTAACTGTTGGCGTTTCAAGGCTTCCATTCCAAGTCCAAGCGTTGGCCTCATCTCGGCTACCTTTGGTAATGACAGGTATTTGCGTTGGGAATCTCATTCCTTCTGGTGTGAATGATAAGTAATCAACACCATTTCTATTTTCAATTTTTGCTTTCATTTTGTATTTCAATTTGAGTTTCTACTAATTAAACCGCTACTGGCTATAACAGCACCTAAGCGGCATTAAAACGACCGCTTAGCTGCGGCACGTTATATGCCACTACTCAACCAGTCTTTTAATTTGAGGTTGACAAATAGCCGAAACGCTGCAACTTTTGATACCGGCACCCTGGTTACGACGGGGGTGGTGGCTTCACCGTATTTTAGTTTAGCCCCAGCCCCTTTGCGTTTGCCGCCTTGTTTATTTTTCTTAACCATTTGGGCAGGTATTTACACATTCAGAAACATCTATAAATTGAACAAACGGCTTAACCCTGTCAATATGCAGGTGCTTATCATACACCTTTTCAAATCCACCGTCCTTACAAAAAAGTTTTCCAGTAATACTAACAAATTTCGGGTCATCGGTTTTTGCTATTAAGTAGCTTTCGCCTTGCATTACCCTTGTAAAATGAACATGCTCTTCAGCAGGTGTTGAGTTTATAGCTTTGTACCAGTAGGCTCTAAATTTTTTATTTGTCATGATGTTTTGATTTTGTAATACAAATATACACCTTTATTTGATATTGCAATACATTTTCTAAAATATTTTTTTGAAGTTTTATAACTGTTTGATTTTCAAAGAGTAAAATTGCGGCATATAACAACGGCATTTACGCAAGGCTGGCTAATGATATAACTCAACTGAGTGCCATTAATCAGCTTTCGTTTACCCACATGGCTGTGTGCCTCACCTCCCGCCCTGCGTAAATACCCGGCACGTTATGCCCCATGCCAGTGAAGCTCTCCGATTGAACGAAAAATTTCATAAGCGACTTGTGGCACTATTGCGTTTCCTAATCCTTTAAGTCTGTCCACCCTACCGGATAACCCATCAACCACTCTACCCAATTCGGGTTCAGTTTCCCAATAGTTTCGGTATTGTTCCGTATATGAGTTTCCAAATTCACTTGTTTTCCCTCTCTGTTCTTGCCCATGTATGCCGTTTTTCCATCCGATGCCATTGGTGTCGGCAGAAAGGCTATTGCCTCTTCCAGTTTGCAATTGTATTTCCCCCTGTTCCGTATGGTTTCCATTTTCTCGTTCATCGCTGAGCTTGCTCTCGGAGTTGGAAAGAATAAAACCTGGTTCGCCAGTCCTGCGTTGCTGCTTCCGCCTGCTTTGTTCCTTAGTCTTACTGTTCCAGTTTTCGTTATGTATAGGCTGTCCGTTTTCTTTTTGCTCATTATTCCATCTGACGCTGTTGGAGTAAGCCACAATCCATACTCTATCTCTGCGATGCCAAGCGTTTTTACTGCAAGCTGGTATAATATACGTTTCTGTGGTGTAGTTCTGTGCTTCCAAGTCAGATAGCACCGTGTCGAGTGCCATTCCGATGATGCCAGTAACATTTTCCCCAACAACAAACTTTGGTTGCACCTCTCCGATAATTCTAAGCATTTCAGCCCAGAGGTAACGGTCATCTTCTTTGCCTTTTCGCTGCCCGGCAACGCTAAATGGTTGGCAAGGAAATCCTCCTGAAATAACATCAATTGTTCCATTGTATTCTTTTGCGTTAAATTCTTTAATATCTTCAAATCGTTTTGTATTCGGGAAATTCTTTGCTAATACTTTTCTACACCATTCGTCTTTTTCGCATTGAAAAATATTATTCCATCCCATCCATTGTGCAGCCAAATCAAAACCACCAATCCCCGAAAAAAGTGAACCGTGTGAAAGGCACGGGGGCATAACATGCGTTTGGCGCAATGGCTGGTGAAGTGCATCTATGTTACTGTTGTGGTTCATTGAACTGTTGTTTTTCTATTGAACTTTGGTGCTGATAAGCCGCCACATGCGCCAAGCGCAGGAACGTTAGCAGTAATACTAACCTTCGTTTTCCCAAATGATAGATTTGTACTTTCCTTCAATTGCGTGATGCAAAGAGTTCGATACTTCCATCTTATTACCGAGTGCTTCATTTACACATTCAGCAGCAAATCTTTTCGCCACATCTTCCGCATACATCTGCATTAAATCTTCTGTACTGTAACCTTGTCCATATCTTTCAATGAACTCTTTTGCTGTTTTTAGTTGATAAATTCTCATCTTATTTATATTTAGTTGTTAATAATACGCCCTACGCATACACGAGGAACGTTACCTGCCATGCTAACTGACAGACATCACACATCATTAGGTATTTCTAACATTTTCATAGCAAAATCTACGAATTGACTATTTAGCCCAAGATGTTTATGAGATAAATAAACAAGATATGCTAAATCTAAAGTAGGCGAAACTGTGCTACAACGTTCCCAAGTCCCTTTTTTGCCTACATAAATACTTCTAAAAGGATATTTAATATCCCATTCGTCTTTACCACTTACAGTATAAATCTTTACTTCATCATTAGATAGTATTACTTCTGATAGTTTCTTTTCATTAGCTACTTGCTCAATTAATTGCCTATCTTCTCGTTGCCTTTCTTGTTCTTCTTTTGCTCTATCAATAAAGCCATTCATTACATTTTTTTGAAGTTGTGGCAATTCGCTATTGTTCACAAACTCTTTGATTTTTTCTGTATTCATTTTTATTTGTTTTGTACGCTGACCGAAGAAAGGCTACTGCTAACATTGCATTGGTTAAAACGGGGTTAAATCAAAATTAATTATTGTTCCATTAACTGCTGCTGTAGTTAGTTTGCCGGTTACATTTGCTATTCGTTCAACGAATTGTTGTTCATTGCTATTGCCATCGGATAGATGAATCAAGATTATATTATTTACCTTTGATAAATCATTAGCTTCAAGCAATCTGAGACAAGTATCAATACTCATGTGAGAGCCTATTACACGCGATGTAAGCGCACCATTCATACTACCTAATATATTTCTTTCTTCGACAATATCGAAGCTGTAATTAGCCTCAACAATTATCTGATTGAGGTCTGCAAATCGGTAAGGGCTGTAAGCCGTGTCTGTCAGAAATAACACATTACCGCATTCAGGATGATGTATAAGATACCCGAATGGCTCGGCTGCGTCATGCTTCACCTTAAATGGCATTACAACAAATTCGCCAATCGTATAAGACCTATTTTCTTCTAACGCAAACAATCGGTGGCTGTTAAATCCTAATGCGGCAATGGTTCCTGCACTGCCAAATACATTGATTCCTGCAGCAGCGACATCTTGTGCAGCGCGGCAATGGTCAGCGTGTTCGTGCGACACAATAACACCGGCAACACGTGAATAATTAAAATTCAAAGCGCGTTTAATGTCGAAGAAACGCACACCGCATTCAATCATCAATGACGATGTGCGTCCTTCGAGGATGTAGCAGTTGCCTGCTGAACCTGTGCCAACGATTATTAGTCGCATTAGAATCCCGGAATAGATTGTTGTTTTGATTCTGCTTCTATTGATACTTCTGTGTAATCAACTTCTTTAACATCATCAATATGCTTGGATGTCGGCTGTTGTAGTCGCATTTCGATTTTGTTTTCTTTCTCAATAATTTCTTCTTCGGCTGTATCGTAAACGGCTGTTGTTTCTTTTTCATCATCAAACAATGCAGTATCATCGCTGCTGTTGATTATTGATTTGCAAAGGCGGTTAATGACTGTTTTCTTTGCCATTTCATCTGTAAAATTCTGATGTGCCATTGTATTACCTCCTCCTTTACCTTGCGCCCACGCTTTTTTGATTTGCAAGATAGTCATCGTTTCAATCTTTGATGTGCCATCACTAAATATGGCTACCGCATAAGCGCCTTTGATTTTGTTGATGTCAATATGTTCAATTTGCTGCTCATGCTTAACGATGTGCATTCGTCCTGTCGCGTTATCAATTCCGTAAACAAAGTCATCATCATTATAGATGATGTTGGCGTTTATTTCTACGAGTGTGCTGTAACGCTTCGCCACAGCAACAGAACCCTGATAGCTGCGTTGCATTTCCAGCTTATTGCCGTAAGCGATGAAGTAACATTGCTTCTTCATCGGGTTAAGACCTTGAATGCACATTTGCAGCAGTGCATTTGCAACACTTTCTTTTGATGCGACAGACAACACCGGCCTTTTTTCTTTGTCAACGGTCTCGGTAAGCATCAGCCATGCAAATTTCAGCGCGTTGCCAACGCTGTAATCTTTCGGCAGGTTCAATGCACCAGTTTGTTCAAATTTTGCGATGCGATTCATAACGGCATCAGCAATGTTGCGCTCGTCAAGCACTGCCTGCTTGTTCGCAATTTCATTTTGTTGTGAATTTGTTTTTGTCATTTGTTTTGTGTGTTTAATTTATTTTTTCAAATATAAGATTTTTTTCTTTACTAACAATCAAGTTTATGATTTGTGATTTCGTTTCAATGAGATTGTTGATGCTTTCGCGGTTATCAATAAATATAGGCGCAATTACTTTATAATGTGCTGAGAGAACATTGATGATGTCAACTCCTGCATTAATCTTACTCGCTGTATTCAGGTCGCTGAAAGGCACACCATTTACCATACATTCGCATATTTCAGTTTCTCCACCGTTAATTTGTTGTTCAAACATTTTAAATTTAACGAGTGAAAATTTTTCGTTTATCTGTTTTTCGATGGCATCAATTTTTAACTTCGTAAATTCTGAAATCTGATATTCCTTTCTTTCTAAATCGGCAAGCTCCTGTGCCAACGTTTTTTCTTCTGATAAAAGCTGTGCGATGCGTTCTTCGATGCGTTGCAATTCACCTTCTAATGCAAGTTGCTGATTCAATTCTGATATGTTATTCCGCAACTCATTTCTTTTTTGTTTCAACCCATCTACATCAATAACAGGTGATGTAGGTATAATAATAGCTGCAATGGCGGCTTTCAACTCATCAATACGAGGTGATGATTGAATCTGCATTTCTTTTGCTTCGGAAAGTTCCTGTTTTGTGTTAATCAAATCTTTTTGATGCTGTTCAATGTTGTATTGAATCGCATCTATTTTAGCATTCAGTTCCGCTATTTGCGTTGTGTTTTTTTCTATCTCGATTTTATTTAACTTCCCTGTTTCTGAAATGCGATTCAATTCATTTTGTTTGTCTGAATTAAAGTTTTTGGTGAGTAGGCTGATTTTGTTTTCTTTTTGTGATTCAGGTAGTAATTGCCGGCAGGTGGGGCATTCTAACGCATGGTCGTCAATGAGTAATTGTTTAGCATTTATTAAAGTCCATTCTTCGCGCAACTGGTCATTAGCTTCATTGAGTTGTTGCGATTGTCTTTTCAGCGTATTTATGCTCGTCAATATAGAAGCCTCTAAAATATTCCCTTCTTCCAATTCTGATTCTAATACGCTTATTTTGTTTTCAAGTTTTAAGATATTTATTTTAGATCCATTTAAGATTTTAGCTTCTTCTCTATTTAAATCCAGTTGAAGGTCATTCTTGCGCTGCTGTTCTTTTTGAATATTGGCAAATTCCACTTCATAGGCTTTAGAAGAATCTTCGAGTTCCTGTTCAACGGCTAACATCGCCTTTTCTTTTTGTTTAATAACAACTTTCATAGCCTTGTAATCAACTGGCGTAGGTTTGCTTCTCTGCAATTCGTCAATTCGTGGTGGAATGTTTGAAAGTGAATCTTTGATTCTGTTTTTTTGCGCTGCAATTTTCTTTTTGAAATTGATAATTGTTTCATTGCCTATTTCGGCTATTAATTGCGTGAAAGCATCATTCCCTGATGCTATTGCGGCATCAGTTATTGAAGGAATCAACGATTCTAAAATAGTCCTCCTTTCTTGCCATTTTAACGAATTAAAATAAAGTGGATTGGTCACCATCTTCGCCACCGTTTCATTCATTATGAAGTCAACACGAGCCTGATATTCCTTCTGTGAAAGTGGCACATCATCCACATAGTATTCAGTTTCATGACCGGTGAACTCTTCTTCTGCAGCACCTCTTTTTTTCACCCATTTTTCTTTATAACATTTTCTAAATCGGATTTCCCGGCCATCGGCTGTTAACAGTCCTTCTACTTCGTGCGATAGCTTGTGTAGTGGCTTGTTATTCGCATCGAGTGTTTTGACATTAAAGTCCTTAGCGTCATCGCTGTTCTTTCCGAATAAAAGCCACGTGAACGCATCGAAGATGGTGGTCTTGCCTGTCGCATTGCCTCCGATTATGTTAGTGATTGTTTTCCCGAAATCTACTTTCAGATTCCTAATGCCTTTGAAGTTGGTCAGGCTCAACCATTGAATTGTGATTTGCATATTTGTTTTGTGTATATTTGTCCTGTTGTGATTTTAGCAGCAGGTGGATTGTCGAATTTTCACCTGCTTTTTTCTTAAAAAAAGTTAGCAATGATAAGCATGATGAAGCTAATTACTCCGATGTAGCAGATTAGTATTATAGAATCCGTGCTATCATCTATTTTTTCTGGGACATGATTAGTCCCGTTAATGAGCGCGTTGCGCCTGATTTCTTTTTCTTTGTTTTTCATTTTTGAAATGGATTAAGAGTTCGACATGTTTTTTTGGTTGCGACTAATTGGCGCAGGATTCTGAATCGAGGTGTAATCCCGTTCACGTTTCTATGTTCGCAAACTGAGCGATATAATTCGTAATTGATAGTGAATTGCTTAATAACCTCGTGATTTTTTATATTCATTTTCTATTGGTTTTACAATTTGTCTGAATTGCCTATATTCATCAACGCTGAAAGCTGCCATGCTTATATGATGGAATCCAGCATTATCGGTGTATAACATACCCATTCGAGGGCAGTAATAATAAACGATGCTGTTCAGCTTAATTGAATGCAGGTCGTTGATGTTCTTGCTCATGATTTATTTTTTTTGAATTAATTCATCTTCTGCCAACCCGGTTTCGTCTGATAATATATCAATCGCCATTCGTGAGGTGAGTATCGAATCATCATTTGCCAACCATATATCAATGGTCTTGGAAGTTACATTGAGTTCATACGCCAGTCTGTTACGTATTCGCAGCCCTCGTCTGTGTCTGATAAGCTGCTTAGCTCTTGTTGTTAGTGACATCATCTAATTATTTTATTGCAAAAAAAAACATTTATTTTGTGATGTTCAACAATTGTTAAACATTTTTCTAACAATTTTATGTTAATTACTTGTATTATTTTGATTTTCAAATTGATAAATGATTAAAATGCAAAACAAATAAAATTTAAGTTAAGTTTGCAAAAATTTGTTTTATTATGAAAAAAACACTCGAAGAAAAGGCAACAATCTATGCGGCCAGTATTGAAAGAACATCCCGACCTGGAGGCAATCTAATAACAATTCACGTCAGACATAAAGGCAAGACAGAATCAGTCGTAATTGACGAACGCAAGAATAACAACCGGATCTATGCCGACATCGAACATTTCACATCGCTGCATCAGATTAATCTTGCTAACAAACTTTTCAGAAAGCAAGTAAAAGCTCTATGGAAATTCAAAACAAAAGACATTCAAAATAATTAAATATCATGGCAAATAAAACCAAATCAGGACTGGATTATTTCCCGTTAGAGGTAAATATTTTCAGCGACATCAAGTGCCGAAAGCTCCTCCGCGCACATGGGCCAGAAGCAATCACATTATACATTTACCTGCTTTGCCGCATTTATGAGGATGGTTATTACATAGAAATGGACGATGATTTGATTTTTTTCGCTGCCGAAACATTAAAATTGGATGAAGAAACGGTGAATAAATCATTAAATTTTATGCTAAAAATCGGGATATTTGATGAAAATTTAGCAACTAAAAAAAAGTTATTAACATCAAAAGGCATCCAAATCCGGTACGCAGAAATTTCAAAAATTTCGAGAAGAAAAAAAACGGTCGAAAAATTTTCGCTGATAAATGTACAAGAATCACCTATTAATGTACAAGAATCACCTATTAATGTACAAGATTGTACCAATAATGTACAATTATCATCGAATAATGTACATTTCGGACACAAAGAAAAGGAAAGGAAAGAAAAGAAAAGAAAAGAAAAGGAAAAAGAAGTAGAAAGAAAAAGTTCGTTGTTAACAACTTCAACATCGTCATCTGATTTTGAAATTAAAAAAAATGTTTATGTTTGCATTGATGAACTGTTTGAAATTCTTTCTGATGATGAATACTGGATTGAAGTCAGTGCAAAGTCACATGCAACAACGATTGATGAAATCCAAATCGCAATTCCAAAATTTCTGCTTCATCTCAAAACTTCTGGTATCGAGTTAAAATCAATTCAAGATGCAAAATCACACTTCAACAACTGGTTTAGAAAAGTTCGACAAATCGAACAGCAATCACAACCTGACAGCGATTCAAAAATCGGAAGAATATCGAAGGAAGAAATTAGCCGATTTATTAGAGAGAAAAAATAAAATTAGTTCCGAAAATTTCCGCGCGATTTCCGCGCGATTTTGTGAACAAAAAATTGCAAATATTTCGCCTGATGAAATTGATAATTTATTTTCAAAAACAATCGCTCACATCGTAATTTTGCGCGGCATAAAATCACTGCCGGACGACATCACTTTCGAGGGATTAAAACGAGCCTTGCAATATTTCAATCAACTTACATTTTCAGAAATAAATCTTGCATTTGAACTTGACAACATACGATTGTTTGGTGACAGGGTGAATCATTTCGGATTATTTTCAATTGAATTTTTCACTGATGTTTTGCGAAAATTCAACGAATACCGCGACAACGTTTATCACGATTACTACACGCAGTTTGAAGAAATAAAAGAAACGAAATTCGTGCCGTCATCGAATGAAAAACTATATAATTCTCTCGTTGATTATGTTAACAAGAATAAAATAATTCCTGCATTTTGGGCATGGCAAAATGTTTATCAGCACATGGAAGATTCAGCGATGATTAACGAAAGCCAATCATGGAAAGATGAGTTTTATTTGCGAGTAAAACATAGTTTTGAAAACGAAAAACAACTTTCACTTTTGAGCGGATTTAAAATTGGCAGTGAAACATTAAACGATAGAATCAAATCGGATTATGTTAGAATGCGAATGCGAATGTTACTCAATGCAATCAATTAGCCATGAGAATGACCGAAAAGCAATATTCAGAATTTACCGGGATTCTTTCGCCAGTGCGTAAAAAAACTGTTGTTAAACGCATTGAAGCGCGTCCGCTTAAAGAAATGAAATTGATTTTACATCTGATGAAAATTGATTTTATCGCAGAACATCGCTTCCATGAAACACGACAATGGCGTTTTGATATTGCAATTCCTTCGCTCAAAATAGCTATCGAATACGAAGGCATCATGTCGCGCAAATCACGGCATACGACTGTTACCGGCTACACGAAAGATTGCGAAAAATATAACGCTGCAACTATTGCCGGATGGAGGGTGTTACGGTACAATGCCATCAATTACAAATCTCTTGGAGATGATTTGATGATGTTACTTAAAAAATGAAACATGGCAAAAGCGGCAGCACATGTTATCATTAGCGCGATACTCGAAGAGATAAAGCATGGGAAACGTTCATCAGAAATATTCAAAATAATTAACAAAAGATTCGGAACAAAGAACAATCTGTTTTACAAATATTTTAAACAAGCCGAAGATGATTATTTTAAAGCCAATAGACGATTAAAAAAGAAAATAGAAGATGTTGATACAATTCTTGCGTTAGAATCGCATAAAAGGGATATAATGCGGTCTGATGAACGAAAAGAATATTTAACATCAGTTATACGCGGCAAAGTTTCAATATCAAAAAAGATTGTTATAAATGGCGTTATTGATGAAATTGAAGTTTCACCCGACCATAAAGACCGTTTATCCGCCATTGCCGAACTCAACAAGATGGAAGGCGATTATGCACCGGCAAAATCAATTGTGACTGTCACAAAAGTTGGATTAGATGCAATTGAAGAAAAATATGAATGATGTTTTGCGCTTAAAAAAAACATGGTTCAATCCGCTTTATTTTCATTTGCGCAAATATGTTGAAGACAATAAAATTAGAAGAGTGATGATTTACGGAGGTAAATCATCAGCAAAAACATTCACAATTGCACAGTTGTTTAATGTTATTTCATATACAAATAACGTTTCTTGCATCGCTTATCGAAAAGAACAAACGACAATTAAAATAAGCCTTAAACCGGCATTTGTGAAAGCTATTGATTCTATCCACATGAACGCGGTGTATAATGTTCAGGACTTTGCAATAAAAGGCAATAACTCACAAATAATTGTGTTCAAAGGCATTGATTCCGAAGGTAAGATTAAAGGTATCGAAGGATTCAAATATATTCTCCTCGATGAATTAGACCATTATTCAGAAGAAGAATTTATGCAAGCTAATTTATCGCTTCGTGGCATTCCGGGACAAAAGATATTTGCAACGTGGAATCCGGTGGATGAAAATATCTGGATAAAAAAATACATAGACCGATTGCAGTGGGATGAATTGCCACTGACGATTAAAGGCAATAAACAAGCGACACTCGATGCGACAGCTTTTGTTCGCAAATCTAAAGACGGCAAAACGCTATTAATTAAAACAACCTATCTCGACAATAAATGGATTGTTGGAGAAAATGGATATGGCGCACGTGACCAGAATTTGATTGATGAATACGAACAACTCAAAACAATAGACCCAAACTCATACAACGTAAATGTGCTTGGCGAATGGGGTGTTCGAGACAAGTCCAACAAGTTCGCTTTTGCCTTTGAAGCATCAAAGCATGTCGGCAGCGTGGAATATAACCACGATTACCTCGTATGGCTTTCTTTCGATTTCAACGTCAACCCGATTAGCTGCACAGCCTTCCAGTATTACGATGATGTATTATATGCCATAAAATGTTTTAAACTCGAAAATTCAAACATATATGAATTATGCAAGGTTATAGGTGCGTACTTTCCAGAATCCATGTTCAAAGTAACTGGAGACGCTTCGGGAACCAGTCGCTCGGCAATGGTTGCCGACAACGTAAATTACTACACCATCATAAAGGATGAGTTAGGATTGATTTGGTCGCAGTTCAATATTCCTTCTGTTAATCCGCGAATTGAAGAAAATCAGGTTAAGGTGAACGCGGTTCTTTATGCCGGACTGTTCATTGCCGACAGCGAAAATTGCAAGGAACTGATATACGACCTCACGTATGTCGAAATTGATGAAAACAAAAAGATAATCAAAGACAGAACTGCAGAAAGCAAGAAGGCTGACTTTTTAGACCATTTTAGATATATTTGCAACATTATTTGGCCGAACATGAAATTAATTAAGCCTGTTAAAAAATAAATTATAATGTTAAAAAAGCTATGAAAAATGATATAAATTTGCAAGCATGAGTTGCAGTCAATGTTATACAGCACAAGTGCCAGAATGTATTGGCGAGTTATTGATATATGCTAAAATAGATGATCATTCTACTGATATAGTAATCAAAATAACTGACAGTCATGGTAATGTATTTTATTTAGACGCAAAGTATTTAGACGATATAATAACTATTGATATTGCAAACTCCATTTTACCAAAGAATCTGTTCAACCGTTATGCTGGCACAATTACGATTGAGGTTCTGCATGATTTAGGTGGGGTGGCAACAATGACTATTTGCGATAAAGAATATACTTGTATCAATGTTGCAATGATAAATAATAATTTGCACGAATCTCAGTATTATATCGGTTGTCCAGGATGATACTATCAACTGTCATAATAACATCACTTTCAATTGCTGCACTTCATTATATGATTATATGGGAGGGTATGTTTCTTTTTCCGTTAAAAAAACATCTACAGAGATTGCCTCTATTAATCAGAAAGCCTTTGTTTGAATGTTTATTTTGCATGTCCAGTATATGGGGTACTGCCTCACTTTTTTTTATTTTCAAATTACAACTTAACGAATATTTTATTTTTTATCTCTTCGCAATAGCCGGGATGAATCTACTCATCGAGCTTTCCGTCACACTATTTAAAAAATCAATAATTTATCTAATATCAAAAGAAGAATGACAGCGCGCGAATCTGACAATATAATCATTTCACTTGGATTCAAGAAGCGACATGAATGCCGCTGCGGAGGAGCACTTCAATGCACCTACGAATCTATTATAAATAAAAACTATAAGATTAAAACGTATCCCGAAGCTAATAAATATCTAATGACTAATAATATTTCGATGATTAGCAGAGGTGCAATTTCAACAATAAACAACTCAATAAATGACTTTATTACAGAAGCTGTTTAAGAAGAAATCAAAGTTCTACATTAAGCCGGAACATAAAGTTGAGATTGCATTCACGGAATCGAACGGCATCAACAACTATCGTTTTGAGAGTGGCTTTAACATTCCATCAAAGCGCGCGCTATGCGCTTTCGACTATTACAACGAGTTCAACATGGGCTGCGATTCTGCATTTCTGAATAAATACGTTGAAACAATTCGAGAAATCATAAACGACAAAAAAAGCATAAGCCTTACGAACATCATCCGCATGACAACTATACTCGAAGAGCGAGTTAAATATATACGACCTAAGAAGTTATATTTACAGATTGCCGCAGTAGCAACATTCGATGAAACAGAAGACCCTTACATGTTTGATTACGATTACGCAAGGCGAAAAATGGAGCGTTGGTCAAAAGACGAAGCTATTCTTGATTTTTTTTTGAAGCAGAATATAGGCGGTTTGATTCCACAATCAAAGAATTACGAAGGGAGTTCAAAGAACTATTTCGAGATAATGGAGCGGATAACCACAGAGCATTACAGGATTCTCACTTCAATATCATCCAAGAGCAAATCAACAAGCGAGTTGATGAGTTCTTAATCATTGCGAGATGGATGCCATCTAACATGAACCCTCGCGGGTTAACACTGTACGAACATTTTCTTTATTTACGAAAAATAGAAAGAGATGTCCGCAAGCAAGAAGCCGAATTGAAAAGGCACAGCATTAAGCGATGAACAATGTAGTAATTAACTTCGAGGTTAAAGACGATGCGTTAGAATCAGTTCTTGACAAATATGCAAGACTCGGAATAATCGAAAAGCAAGTCGCAGAAGACATAAAAAAGACTAACGTTGAGCAAGACAAAAAAGTTCAATCGTTAAACCGCGTTGTTGAAGCTGAGAAGAAATCTGTTGACATCAATAAACTTGCAGGGGCATCACTCGCTCAATTTTCTGAAACTTTAAAAGAATTGCCTAACATCATTGCCGGTGGTGCTGTGTCGGAGCAGATGAAAGAAGTTGCTGACACTATAAATGTAGAGTTGTCAAAGGCAGGTGTTACACTGGAACAATTTAATGAGGAGCTAAAAAATCAAAATGTTGATGATACAAATTTTCTCGACAAAATAAGTCAATCAACTGATAATGTAATAGTCAAATCTAAATCATTCAAAGCCGAGTTAAGAGAATTAAAGGCACAACTTGCCATCCTTGAAGATCAGGGCAAAGATAATACACAAGAATTTCAAGAAATGGCGATTCGTGCCGCGCAACTTGAAGACCAGATTGGTGATACATCAGCACGTATTCGAGCGATGGCATCAGACACATTCGTATTCGATGGCATAACATCAGGGTTAAATGGTCTTGTCGGTGGCTTCACTGCTGCACAGGGTGCAGCCGCGTTCTTTGGAAATGAAAATAAAGAGCTGCAAGAAACGTTGGTACGGTTAAATGCATTGATTGCGGCAAGCAATGGATTAGCGCAGGTAAAGAACGCGCTTGAAAAACAGAGCGCATTTGTTCAACTTGTAAGAATAGGACAGACACGATTAGAGAGCGCATCAATCGCATTAAACACTGCTGCCGAGTCGAGTAATGTGGCAGTGAAATATGCAGCCATTGCCGCACAGAAAGCACTTAATTTAGTTCAGTCAATATCACCAGTTGGTGCTCTTGCCTTGCTTGTAGGAGGCCTTGTATTAGCATATAACGCATTATCAGGGTCAAGTAAAAGCGCAGCCGAATCACAGGAGCAGTTGAACACCGCGCAAAAGCAATACATTGATTATATCAAATTTCAGGAAGACGCGGTAAAAAAGATTTCAGAACGCAGGATTTCAGATTTAGAAAATCAAAAAAAGATTGCAGAAGCCGAAGGCAAGTCACGTGATTACATCCGCGAATTGGACAGGCAGATAGACAATGAGCGCACTGTTGCCGCAGCAAGACGAATTGAAATAAATCAACGCGCAATAAATGAGGTGGAGGCGAATGAGCAAGCGTTCTTAGATAGAATCACAAAGCAGCAGCAGTTTTTGGTTGAACTCGAAAAGAAAAAATTAAACGGAGTAACTGCATATTACGATGCTGCGAAAAAACAAAACATCCCGATTGATGATTTGATAAAATCCACGAAAGATTTTATTGACGTTCAAACGACAATGTATAATCAGGCGAAGTCAACGTTGAATGATTACAATAACGCAGTCGCTGACAGTGAAACAAATGCTGTTGAGCGGTCAAAGCAGAAAGCAAAGGAGATACTTGAAGATGATAGAGCGTTGATTCAGGCACGTATCATTTTAGCGAAAGCAGGAAGCGATGAAAGGCTGAAAGCAGAGATTGATTTAATTAATAAAGAAAAAGAAATTAAATTAAAAGATAGCAGCACGTCACCGGCACAGAGGGCATTGATTGAAATAGAAGCGCAAAAGCAAATCACTGAAAAGAAAGTCGAGTTCACACAGCGCGAGATTGCCGCACAGATAAAGCTGAATGAAATAAAAATAAAAGATCAAGAACAGCAGGGCAATTACGATGTTGTTTTGCAAAAGCAAATTGAAAATGTTGAACTGGCGACAAAAGCAGAACTTGCCGCAAAGAACAAAAGCGCAGAAGAAATAAAAGTTGTTGTGGCGAAATCTGCACAGGACATTGAAACATTAAAAATAAACGCTTCACAGGCCACTGCTCAAAGGCAATTAGACTTTGAACGACAATCGTTGTCATTACGTGCAGCCGTTGAAAAGGAATGGTCAATAGAATTATTACAGATACGCAAAGACGAGATTGAAGCAGCAGCCGACCAAGAGAAATCGCAAGCACAGGAAACTATAAAAAATAAAAAGCAGCTTGCGCAAAGGATAAAAGAGATTGATGAGAAAGCCGCATCAGACAAACAGGCTATTGATAATGATGCGTTTCAAAAAGAATTAGACTATCAAAATAAAATACTGCAATTAACTATTGATATAGAAAATAAAAAATTACAAGCGCAATTATCAAATACTACAAATGCGTCTGAACGCGATGTTATTCAAAAAAAGATTTATGACAATGAATTAATATTACTTAACAAACGGCAATCTGATATAGATGCCTTAGAAGAAAAAGGAATAATAAGCCACCAAGAGGCTGAATTGCGTAAACTTGAACTGACACGCGACAGAGTTACGAATGAAATTACAGAAGAACAGCGCAAGGCGCAAGAGGTTGAGGAGATAAACAGGCAGATTTCAGACACGTTGTTTGGAATCTATCAAAATTTAATTGATTCGCAATTTCAGATTGACAAAAACAACCGCGATGCGCAGGTATCAGAACAGCTACGCACATTAAACAAACAGCGCGAGAATGAAATCAAAAATAAATCGCTCACCGAAAAACAAAAAGAAAAAATTGACGCTGATTATGATAAGAAGGTTGCAAAAATAAAACTCGAAGCATGGAAGGCAGACCAAGAAGCCGCCAAAACACAGGCGTTAATAAACGGTGCGTTGGCAATTGTTCGCGCACTTGCAACGGTGAACTATCCAGCCAGTTTAGTTGTCGCTGCTGCCTACGCTGTATCAACAGCCTTGCAGGTAGATGTAATTAATAGCCAGAAGCCTCCACAATATTTCAAAGGTGTCGAGCGAGTACCTTTAGGTAACAATCCAAAAGGCAAAGATACTGTTCATGCAATGGTGAACGAAGGCGAGCGTATTATTCCCACAGAAACAAACGAGCAATATTTTAACGCACTTTCGACTATTCATAATAAAAAGGTTTCAACAGATTTTGCAGAGGCAGTATTAACAGGCAATTATAAAAACTACAAACTAAAATCAATAACGAGTGAATCGCCTATAATTGAAAAGCAGTTCAAAAAGTTTGTTGAAACAAATGTGCATCAGGTATCACATTTATCAGATGAAAGAATAAATGCAATAACGAACTATCAGGTTAATGCGACTGCTTCAATAGATAGCAATGAGGTCGCAGAAATCGTAGCAAGACAATTACGAGACAAAAGTAATCAGTTAATAAGAAGCAACCACGATGTAATTAAAGCACTCAAAGACATCAATGAATCATTGACTGTAACACAACACAATGTAACGCTCAACAACAAGAGATGGCAAGCATAGCAATACTAAATGTTAGTTTCCGGGATATATCGGTGAGCCTGAATGGTGCGACAGCCTTCATCGTAAGAAAGGCGTTGTGTTCTGTTTCCGTTGTTGGCAACAAAGTAGAATTACGATGGTCACGAGGTGAGGTGTTTAAGAATTATGGGACATACAGTTACTTATTTGATTACACGGAATGCACTGCACCGGTATCATCGAGTAATACCGATTGTGTCAATAAAATTGAAGTTTATTTGAATAATGCTGCTGCTATTGCTGCGGATGCTTCGTTGTTGAATGGTCAGCCAGGTTCATATTATCTTGACAGGGCAAATCACACAGGCACACAGTTAGCCTCAACGATTAGCGACTTCGCTGCTGCGGTGTTGGCGGCACAAAAGACATTCAAGAAATGTGGATTAGTTTCAGGAACGATTGATGGAACGAATACTGTCTTTGTTTTCGACAATCCACCTATTCAAGTCTTTTGGAACGGACAGAAATTAGTGCAAAATAGAATTACAAATGGATATACATTATCCGTAAACACAATAACAATGACAGAAGCACCAATGACAGGTGATGACGTTGAAGCTTATGGCAATTATTAATAAATATAAAGGCATGAAAAGAATTATAATCACACTGCTAATCGTTTGTTACGCAATCCAAGCACAGGCACAATTAAACGCTTCACAGATCAAGAAGGATGGAGTCACAATTGTTGCTAACAGTTTAAATCAAATCGTTTGCGACACAGTCAACAAGATTGCCACAAAGTATGATGTTGCTTCCGGTGGAGGTGGTGGCAGCGGAACGGTAACGAGTGTAGGCACAGGATTAGGGCTTACAGGCGGAACTATCACCACGACAGGGACTATAATCCTCGACACTGCAAGCAGCGTGGTATTAAGCCGCCAGAGAGCCGCTAACACCTATCAACCCATAGGCAGCTACCTTACAAGCGTGGACACTTCCGATATTGCCAACTTTTATTTAAAAACACGCAGTTTATTTTCGGCATTATCACCTGCAGCCTATTCATCAGGCATCATCAGCGTGGACACTGCATCGGCAGGGTTTGGACTCGTCAATAAGACAAGGTTAGCCAATGAGATTGCTTCATTAACTATTGATACTACTAACATATCTAACTTTCACGTAAAGACAAGAAGCCTCTTCTCTGCCACCGCCCCTGCAACATACAGTAGCGGCATTATAGGCGTGGACACCTCAACAGCAGGGACAGGGCTTGTCAATAAGACACGTGCCGACAACACCTATGAGCAGAAATTCATTCACAAAGTCCTCGAAACCGATGGCACATCAACTAATAATGTATTAGTCGTAGCAAGCGATGGCACTAATACCTTTGAGTTTAACGCAGACTCGGCAAGCATCTACATCATTGAATGTTGGCTTAACTTCACCACGACAGGCTCATCTGGAGTTATATTGGGCATTTCGACAACAGGAACTACCACATCGTCATTCAGCATTACAGGTTCAAATAATAGTGTATCGGCATTGCGGTATGATGTATTGCAATACAACACAAGCAGCGCAACATTTGCATCCTTCACATCATCAGGGAAGGCTTTCGCATACATGCAGGGGTCGTTAATCACTCCCGGCACAGGCGGTGTTGTAAGGATTATGTACAGGGATAACAATGCCGGGCAGTACGTCAATGCCGTTGCCGGGTCATGGATGAGAGTAAAAAAGATAAAATAATACAACTATGTTCGAGGTTATAAGAGATATTTTCAACGTCAAAAACACAATGGGCATAATGCTTTTCAACGGCAAGGACGACTTTTTAGGTCGCAAGGTATATACGCTTGAAGATGTAGCACGTCCGCAGGGCGTAAAGATTCCTGCTGAAACAGCAATATGGGAAGGCGATTATTGGCTCACAATAACCTATTCAGGTAGGTTTAAGCGCGATATGCCTTTAATCTACAATGACGAAAAAACACTTGCCTGCATCAGCGGCAACAAGCGTTTCGATGGTGTAAGGCAGCACATAGGAAACACTGATGCCGATACTGAAGCGTGTCAGCTACTGGGATTTGTTAGAAACAAAAATGGTGTGTATGAAAGCACCAATTGTTTTAATTTATACCTACCATTTTTAAAAGACATAATCAAAAATCAAATTGATAAAAAAGTAAAATTGATAATAACAAATAAACAGTCGTGAATGAGACATTGCAACAGATATTCAGAATACTTGACGAAAACAAGAAAGCCTTTGGTTTCATTGGAGCAGTCCTTGTTTTTGGTCGTAAAATATACAGGCGCATCATGATATTCATTAACACAGGAAAAAAGATTCTCTCCGCCATCGAGCAGACGAGCCATAAGATTGACACGCTGCAATCTGATATGATAGAATTAAAGCAAGAAACATCCATCACGAATGCGTTGATTAAAGCATCCAAAGACCTTGAAGACATAGGCATATTTGATGCCAACCATAGAGGAGAGATAACATGGGTGAACTCTTATTTACTTCGGAAATTAGGTGTTCAGCGAGAGGACTTCTTGAAATATAGATGGGCTGATTATTTGGAGAAGCATTCACGCGAGGCGATCATCCGTATATGGAAGGAGAAAGTTTTGAATGAGGATAAAATAAACATTGAAACGATGTTTTACGACAAAAACGGAACGATTATGAATGTCAGCATCACAGCTCATCCGGTGAATGTGAACAATGTTATATTCGGTTATACAGGTACGATGAAAATAATTGAATAGAAATGAATCAGCGATATAGATTTTATTTAGATGATATAGAAGTCAACGAGCCTAATGACTTGAAGACGTACATAACCACGATAAAGCGTGATTTCGAGATGAACGCTTTATTTATTGTTAATGATAGTCGCTTTGAGTTCTCGAAGTCAACACCGACAGGCTCAAAGCAAGATGCTTACACTGTGTTATTAAATAAATTCTTATCTGATGATTTCTGTGCTTCTGTTGAGTTCCGTGTTATTGAAGATTGCAGCAGAGCTGGTGATTATACAATAATAGACAAAGGTTATATTAAAATATGCAATTGCGAATTTGATGTTGGACAAAATAATGTTACAGTAAATGTTATTGATGATGCATATTTTGCGCGGATAAAAAATAATAAAGATATTGAATCTAATATTTTTTCGGGTATGTCGAAAAACGGCATTGCAATAACATCTCCAACGCCAAATCAGTTAAGAATAACGTCAGGATGTCCTTCTTCTTCTTCTTCTAATATTGGGCAAACAGTCCGTGTATATGATGCGTTTAAATACCTTATAGCATTCATGACCGACAATGTGATGGAATTTGATTCACCTGTTTTCGGAACTGGAGGCAATTACATGAATTTGTGTGTTAACGCAGGAATTGAAATGCGTGATGGTGTTGAGAAAAATAAAACGACAACGAGCTTCAGCGTTTTATATCAGGACATGAAGAAGCTGCTTAACTTAGGATTCTATATTGACAATTCTGGTGTTAAACCGAAATTGATTATTGATTACGACAAAAACATTTACACAGAATCGTACAGCACTATTATTCATAATGTGCGAAATATTAAACAGTCTATATATCTTGACAGATTATATTCAAAGGTAAAGTTTGGTAGTGATTCTATTGCCAACACAGGTGATGTCTGCGGCACAGCGGAGAAAGTATTATTCAACAACGAATTAAAATTCATCGGGTTTAAACAGGAAGAATATGTAGTCTTAGGCCAATGCAACACTGAATCAATGTTAGACCTCTCATTGAATGGCATCGTTGATAATAACATAATCAAAGACATTGCATTTAACTCTAATGAAGGTTATGATGACAGGTTGATTTATTTGGATTGCGACTTTGTTCATTCGCCTCCAATAGATGATTATTTTATTACAAAAAACTTCGACATTTACAATGCAGGTATTCCACCATTCTTTATCAACGGAAATTTCACCAATTTTCAGGTATCGTTAACGAATCTCAACGGGATTCCTGTTGGTATTGCCAATTATGTTCCGCAGACGACAGACCCGCGTTTTTTAATGCACAGAGGGTTTGAATGGAACTTTATTTCAATTACAAACAACACGCAAGTTGACATTGACCCTGTAGATTTCCTTGACGAATTAGATAATAGTAATGGAACTTATGATATAATAGGTCAGAAATTCATTGCTCCGTATGACGCAATGTTCAACTTTAACTTTCGCGGCACGTTATATTTAAAAAATGGGATGAATCACACCTTTACTGCTTTTATAACGGTGCGGAAATACGATGCCTCAGACACGCTCATCACATCAACAGTCTATCAGCTTCCAACGGCAGCAGGATTGACCGGCTCAACAGAAGTACCGTATTACTTCGATTCAAATTTCAGTTCTATTGTTGCATCTGGTGAAAAGATTGATGTTATGCTATCTTATCAAGCGACAACACCTATTCCGTTAATTACATTAGATATTCGTTACGGTGATATGTACTTCGAATGCTACGGCAGCACAGGATTTGGATATAAATTGCAGGAATATGACCAGTCACAATTCAAGTGCGTTAAATTAGAATTTTCTGAACTACTTTCGCTGACGGAATTTAACCAGATTCAAAACAATTATGTTAAAAAAATAAAGGTTGACAACGGTTGTGATTTCTTCGAGGGGTGGATTGACACAATCGTTTACAATCGAATCACGACAGAAGCAAAAATTATTATAATAAGCAAAAACAAAGGACATGGCTAAAGTTGAATTCATACCAAATCAAATTATTACATTCAACAGCGAGTTGCTCGATGAACGCAATTGCAACAATTCACTCGACAAATATCCTATGCCTTTGATTCAGGATGGCGATGAATTGAAGTTTCAATTTAAACGCGGCTCTTGTCAAGATGATATATCATACGTCAAACCATGCGAGCCTCCACATGACCCGGAAGCAGAAAATATATTGGCTGGTAAAAAAAGATTTACGATATATATAGATTCTGATTATTCGAGCATTTATTTGGGGCAGTCATTTTCTTTGACATTAAAGGATGTTAATAATAATACACTCGCAACACTTAATTCATCCAACATTGCGCCTGGTCAGCCTGTATTGTCATTATTTCTAACGTATAAATGGTATTTACAGACTGTAATGCTATTCAATTACACGGTTCATTTTGAGAATGAAGTAGTTGACTCCGACACAACAGGTCATATTGACTTCTATATATTAGACCTTGCCGACCAACGCGCCACTTTTGATGCTGTAACAGGAGGCACAATGATAGGCATTGACAATGATTTCTGTTGTTCATCGTTGGTGTTTTACGAGGGGTTTTTCAATAATTCACGGTCGTGGAATTTACCGGGTGGCTCAACAATTTCAGGTGGTAATCTTACCGTAGCACCGGGCGCAACAGTATCGGCAAATGCAGGCAGTGTATATCCTTTCGATGCAAATAAAATATATTGCATATTAATCAACGTCACTTCCTCTGATGCTAATATTGATGTGCGAATAGCAGGGAACAATTTCGCTAATCTACCAACGACAGGCGCGTTAAACAAGCAATTGTTTTTTACGGTCAAGAAATTTTTGAGCAATGATTTGCAAATTGAAAATCTTTCAGGTAGTGGAACTGGTGTTGTCGTGAAGTCTATCTTTATTCGTGAGGTATGCGAGAACGTCATCCCTGATTTGGGATATAATAAATGGTGGGTTGATTCTGGAATGATATATAAATTACCCGATGGGCAGCAGTGTGTTTTAACCTATCCAACGGTAGATGTGAACAAGACAATAAAATATCAGTACCGAGTTGCGCCATCATCATTCAGTGGCGCGATGAATATTAACGTATTTGGTTATGACTATACTGAAACGGCAGCGACTGCTATTATGGAGAAAGTTATTACAGCAGTAAATGACATGGTTATTATTACGGGCGCGATTAACGACACTTTTCAGTTGAATTTATTTGATGTGTCTGTAGAAAGTTTCACTGATGATATTAGAGTTTACATCATAACTTTAGAAAATACTGTTGCCGCTGAATTAACAAATCAAATAACCTTATTAGGGGAATATGTCAATGTTATTGTTGACATGGCGTCTTTGGAAATACCTTATGGATGTTATTACGTTGAAGTTAATATTTGTTATGAGCCACATTATTCAAACATATTTGATTATCGAGAAATTCATGAATGCACGAAGTTAGTCACAGGTAGCGACACAGGTTATTCTTTGGGGTTCTTATTCGCTGGCGGGTTCAACTTGCAGGCGCGATTGAAATGTTTGTCGATAAATCCTAAGTTTCCTATTCGCCAAAGCACGAAGTTGTATTCCGATGGCGTGCGTGCTCGTGGATTCGGTGAACGAGATGAAGTTTGGGAGGCATTATTCGATGTATATGGTGCTGCAGAATACAGAACACTATCAGCCATGTTGTTGTGCGACACCTTCAATATTGATGGGAAAGAATGGTTTTTCGAGGGAAAAGAATTGAATCCGATTTGGGACAAAGAAGGAAAATATGATGTTGCGCAATGTTCTATCGAGTTGTTCAAGCAGGCGACAATATTCAAAGGTGGCTGCGGTGCTGACGACATTATCCCAGTTAATCTTTGCGAGGGAAAATATCCAATACCTGAAATGTCAGGCGATATGGTAGGCTGCGCAGGCATTAACATGAACCTTGTTTTGTCTGATAGTGGCCCGCGAGCACCGGGCGGAATTTATCAATTATTCAACCCAAGTGGTGAGGAAATATATGCTGGAAATGGGTCATCAATATTTACATTGACAAATACTGTACGCGAGATGTCGGGAATTTACACTTTAAAAATAACTTACGGCGACGGCTGTTCGGCAACTACTGAGCAGTTTATTCAAGTGTTTTTGGGCGTTAATAGTGCAACGGTGATAGATGTTATTCACCCGACTGTAGGAAATAGCGATGGCGGCTTTACTGTGTTGGTGACAGGAAACTCAGAAGCGCCACCGCCTTATGGGTTTACTTTGGTTGACCCATATACTGAAAACTATGATGGCGTGTTTACCGGATTGCCTGCCGGAACATATACGATTTACATAATTGATACAAATGGTTGCCAATTTAATCTCACTTACACGTTAACAGAAATATAATTTAAAAATTAAATATGAAAAAAGAAAAGGGAATATTATTGATTGCGTTAGGGCATCCGATTTACGGAAAGATGGCAGCAGCTTTGGCAGCAAGTATAAAAGCCGCAAGCCAAGAAATACCAATAGTATTATATTGCAGCGAGCAAAGCACAACGCGACTGATTGAAGGCGAAAAAAAGTTGTTTGACCAAATGCACACAATGCCCGAAGAGTATTATAAAACCAATGGCATTGAACGATTCCTGAAAGCGAAAACATTTGTTTATGATTTATCCCCATTTTATGAAACGATATTTCTCGATGTAGATATGATTTGGAATCCAAAGAAGAAGCCGGAAGATTTATTCGAGGAATTAAAGAATCTTGACTTCACCATGTGCAATGAGGGTTATGTTGACTTCGCATCTGGCATAAACAAACTGAAACCTAATTATACCTTTTGGTTTGACCTCGCAGAATTTAGAACGAAATATTCACGTAACAAAAAAATAATGAGTAATAAACTATACCAACTGAGGTCTGAGTTTATTTACTTCAAGAAAAATAAAGCGATGGAGAAATATTTCGAGATGGTGAAAAATGTTTACGACAATCCGCAGATTGAAGTGACGTTTGTTGGTAATGGATTGGCCGATGAATATGCTTATAACGTAGCTTCTTGCCTCACTGCAACATATCCGCACAAAGACTATTACTCACCAATGTATTGGTATTATAAATACACTAATAAAAAGCCATCACGCGGAGAGATTCTTAAAGATTTTTATATAATAAGTATGGGTGGTAACAAGTCTGATAAATTTTCAGAAGATTTCTATAATGACATTGCCGCATCATCATATCAGAAGTTAGGTTTGTACAATGCTCATAAGCACATCAACAAACAAAAAGTTTTAACAGAAAGAAATAAATTCTAAAAAGAAATGAGTACTTTATTATCAACGGAATTGATTAAAGATTACATCGTTAATAACAAGCGGCATAAGTTATATGCTGAAACGTGCAAGAGCTACAATCAGATGCTAATATTCAGCGATGGTGCTGATGCAGGTGATTTAATCCGTGAACGCAGACCAAGCGAATCGGAAGAAATTCATAAATATAGAGACAAAATTTATGTGTGCATAACTGAAAGCACTATTAACAGAGTTATAATGTCGCTTAACAAGATTCGCAAAAGCAGTGACTGGAACATCCGTTATGACATGAATTTGGTTTCATCTAAATTACGTGAAGGAGAAACGTTGCAACGATATTGTGAGGTGAAATATCCTTTTTATTCATCAGTAACGAATTGGATGTTTAACATCGGATTGAAAAATTATCTTGTTGATTCAAACGCTTTATGTGTGGTACTTCCATTGGATGTTTTCATAGCGGAAAATGAAATGATTAAACCTATCGGAATAATTTTCAATTCAACGAACGTGCTTCAATACAAACAGGATGACTATGCCATTGTAATGAGTACCGACAAGGCAACATACATTCACAAAGGCGTTGAATATGATAACGGAAAGATTTATTATGCAATAGATACCATGCGAGTGCAGAAGTGGGTACAGAATGACCCGTCTGGAAGCGTGACGATGGAATATGACTACGCCCATAATTTTGGTGAGTTGCCTGCGTTCAAATTGGGTGGGTTGTTTAAATCAGCGTATGACACAGATGTTTTGTTTGCGTCAAAGATTAGCGCTATGATACCTTCCTTAAAAGAAGCAGTGCGCGAATATTCCGACCTTCAGGCAGGTGTTGTCAATCATCTCCATCCAACAATGTGGGCTTATGCAAATGAAGAATGTAAGGACTGCTTAGGCACTGGTAAAGTTAAGTCGGGAACAAGAAGCATCACTTGCTCAAAGTGTAAGGGCGAAGGGAATAAGATTGTCAACCCATATTCAATGATTATGGTAAAGCCTCCAATTCCTGGACAAGCAAATGTTCCAACACCACCGGCAGGGGAGATTCCCAAGCAGATTGACATAATAAAATTACAGAATGAAAGAGTGCACGACCATATTTACCGCGCTCTTGCAAGTATCAACATGGAGTTTCTTGCCGAAGTGCCATTAAGTCAATCTGGCACAGCGAAAGAGGTGGATAAAGACGAGTTGAATAACTTCGTTAATTCAGTAGCAGAAGATATAGTGGCGATACTTGATAAGTTATACTACTTCATCAATCTATATAGAAATAATATACTAATAGGTAATTCCCAAGAATTAAAGGAACAGTTGCCTGTTATATCCGTTCCTGAACGCTATGACATCATAAGCGGAACATATTTGTTAGAAGAATTGCAACGAGCGAAAACAGCAGGTTTAAACGCTTCGATAATTAAAAATATGGAGATTGAATATGCTAATAAAAAGTTCAATTACGACCCACAGGTAAAGGATAGCATGGAGTTGGTGTATCTACTCGACCCATTCCCGGCAGTATCGGCAGACGATAAAATGGCGATGCTGATGAATAAAGGTATCACATCCGTTGATTACATCATCAGTTGTAACATCAATAAATTCGTAACACGCGCAATAATGGAGAACGCAAATTTTGCATCATTAACATATGAAAAGCAGTTGGATGTATTAATGGCGTATGCGGAAGAAATTATTGCAGCCAATAATACAGAGACTGAAATAACCAATTCATTGAAGAAAACAATAGGCGATACAGGTAAGCTATGATACAATTTACAATTTGCGAATTTTTGAAAGATTACAAAACGTATGAGGCGATAATCCTTCCGATGCAAAACAAAGAACGTATATTGTTAGGATTGCAGAAAATGAATAGCGAGGAGGCAATGGATTATTTTTTAGATTTGTTGAACGAATATAAATGTCATGACACGTCAAGAGGAAATAATACAAAAGATAACGCAGAAAATTGATTCGGCAATTGATAGTTTCAACGATGATATACCTGCCATACAAAAGGAAATTGATTCCAAGATAAGGCTATTAATCAAAGAGCTTGATTTGAACGGCAAATACATCAAAAATTCTGTTCAAAACATTCGTTTGTTGATGAAGTTGCGTAATAAGATAGAGACAATAGTTGTTAATGAAGCCTACAAAAAAAAGGTTGAGCAATTTGCCGACACATTCAATGAGGTTTCGGCATTACAGAATTTATATTTCAGTTCATTAGAAAAAAGATTTGTTCCGAGCAAAATATTAGCAGCAATAAAAGAAGATGCTATCAGCGCAACGGTTCGTTCATTGACAGAGGGAGGCATTAACGCTAATCTTTCATCAGGCATTGAAGATATTTTAAGGACTTACATTCGTAGCGGAGGAGAATATATTGAACTCATTGACAAAATGAAAACGTTTATTTCGGGGACAAAAGATGTTCCTGGCTATCTCACGCGCTATGCACGGCAGGTGACAATAGATTCCATTCAGCAATATAATGCGGCATATAATCACGCTATAAGTGCGGAATTAGGTTATGAGTGGTACATGTACATAGGCAGCAACATCACCACGACACGGGAATTTTGTCAAAAAATGACAAAGAAGAAATACTTCCACAAATCAGAACTACCCGAAATATTGAAAGGCAGGATTGATGGACAGCAGGTCAGAATTAATCCTAAAACAGATCTATGGTATGGAGCGTATGAAGATACATCTGAAAAGAACTTCAACGACAGGCGCGGAGGTTATCAATGCAGGCATCAGATTTATGCTATATCCTCAACGATTGTACCGATTGAATTAAAACAGGCGATACAATGAAAGATGGCATCAGCATTTTAATTGCGGCTTATCGGGCAGAGAAATACATCGAGGAGTGTATTAATTCAATTACAACGACAACGCCTCACGAAATATTAATCGGTGTTGATGGCTGCCGCAAGACTTACAACGTGATTAAAAAAAAACAGAGCGATAGAATTAAAATTTACAACAAAGAAATAAATACAGGAGCTTACGACACATGGAATATGCTTATTCCGAAGGCTTCCTTTAATCATATTTTAATTTTCGCAGCGGACGACATAATGATTGAAGGCTATTTGGATTCAGTCATTGACGATTTAGGTTGTTTTGATTTCATGCAATTAAGATGTAAGACCTTTAATGAGGATGCGCATAAAGAAACACATGAATGGGTTGCAGATGGCGCGATTATAATTAGAACAGATGTAATGCTTGATGTCAATGGTTATCAAAAATGGCGGTGCAGTGCTGATACGGAATTAAAATTCAGATTAAAACATTTCGGCTATTTAGGCAAGGCAAGTAAACGAATTGGATTCCGGTATCGAAGGCATGGAGATAGCTTGACCATGCGAATGGGCAAAGAAAGTGATATACGATTGCAATATAAATCAATGATTGATGAAATGCTATTACGCAAATCATTCACTGACCCCATTGATGGAATTTCATCACATGCTTCTAAAGGCGCGGATTAATTTATAAACCACCTGCTCTTTACTCACATAGCCATAATCCTTCGTGATGTTAATCTTGAATTGAACATCGTCAATTATCTCGACAACATCATTGGGCATCTTAGCGCGGTTGAAGCGCAGTCCTTCATTTCTTTGTGTTTTCTTTTTTGGCGGCATCAATAATTTTTTTTACTTTTTTGAAATCTGATTTTGACAAATTATAGTCGTAATAATACCCTGTTATTCCGTACTTGCTTTTGAACTTTCTTAGAGTACGGATTAATTCCAGGTTAAATGGTTTCTCTATCTTTCTTGCCACTTCTCTTGCAGGGTTCGAGAACCCAAATTGAAGGTAAGATGTTTTGATGTTGATGGGCTTGCCTGTTAGCAGATGCGATAACATAGCCTTTGTTGAGTTGTTCATATATTTTTTTTTAAAATGGACAATATTCTTTCTCCTTCTGTTCTTTGATCTGTTTCCAATCGCGTTCAATTTTCTCCTGAATGGCTGAGCGAATAAATTTAGCGACATTCACACCATGCACTTCTAAAATCTCAAATGCTTTTTTCTGCTGTTTCGTGAAACCTATAACCTTCTTGTATTCAAATCTTTTCATGTTTTTTGATATGCTTTTGTATCGCAAATACAGTAGTTAGCGGCAAGGCGGTGATACGATTCTAATAATCTTTTCGGTTAAAAAAAAGAAAACAAAAAAAGCCCCACCGCACTTTTACTGCTTAGGCAGTAATTAGGTTTAATCACGTTGCTTTCTTTCACGCTCTTCCGCATAAAG